GTATATTGGATCAGAAGCACATTTTTCTATTTCTTCTAATTGCCATTGTTCAAATTCATATTGAACACCTGGACGTTTTAAGAGTAAATTGTCTCTATAATATTCTTTTTCACTCACTTATATTTCCGTTTTTAATATCTTTCATCGCCTTCAGAAGTTCTGTTGTACTCCCAACAAAAACTGCATTTTTAATATTAGTAGTTCCTGAATCTTTTTTTCCTGTCATTTCTCTCATTTTCTTTTGTACTTCCAATAAATCTTTCGAAGCATCAACAATGGTTTTGATCATATTACCAGCAACTTCAAAATCTCTCGCTTTTTCTGATTCTCTAGCAATAGAAAGCATGCTATCAATAGCATCAGTTCCTTTTTCTATTAAGGAATCAAGTTTATTTCTAGTTTTTTCGTAATCCTGTTTAAGATCATGATCCAAAAGGGCTGTTAATTCTTGGTCTGAGTCAGCTGGAAGATATTCTTGGAGTTCTGAATCATCATATAAAACAGATGAAGGAACATCAAATAATTTCTCCATTTTTTTATTAAATTGTGTTGTCATAATTTATTTTGTATAGTCAGTTGTAATAATATTATAATCATATGGACCAACTACTGGATATGTGTTTGGCACAGGGGTAATTTTTGTGTTGTAAGCAATAGAACCGTTTACATTCGCAGTGATATATTTAGCTGTTTTTTCTAGATTTTGTATTACTGTATTTGGAGTAAATGATCCAGAAACTGGAGATATTCTTAATGTTTTTGTGTTTGGATCCCAATAATCTACAGTAGCTTTAGCTGTTGCTCTATCAAAAGAATCTCCTTGAAATACTGTATCTCCAACATAAAACGTTCCATTACCAGAAACAACATTTATATTGTTTGTAGATTGTATTATATTAATATTTGTATCTGTAAAAAGAATCGGTTTATAATATTTTGGAGGTTGGTAAATATAACTTCTTGCAACAAAAGAAAGAGTTCTGAATACAGACCGAACAGAACTATCAAATGTTCCTGAAGAATCTTCATCTTCAGAATCGCCCATATATGTGATTGGAATATTTTTTATAATTCCAGCCTCTGGAACCATATTTATTTTTATATTATAATCAGGACAAAAATATGGAAGAATATATTCCATTATTTGATTAGCATCTTCAATATTTCTTGTATAGATAACAATTTCAAAATTGAAATTATATGGCATCGGAGAGTTTACATATATTGAACCATTAGAATTACATCCAACAATTTTATTTGCTTGATTTGTTCTCCGCGCTGGATCATACAACATATTAATCAGTCCATATTCAATTCTTGGTAGTGTTATTTGGACTTTTTCATTTGATATATTTTGATTAGAAGTAGCTTCTAATCTTTTTACATATTTTTCTTTATCACCATAAACAATAGGTACGATTATTTGTTCTGTTATTGAACCATCATTATTGTATTGTATAAATGGGATATTCTTAAAAAGTGATGCGAATGCTACCGTTGTTTTTCTGATAGCTTGTAATCTTGTATTTAATACTGGAGCATTAGTTGGTGGATACACAATTTTTCCTTATAGACTGCCAAATGGATTATCGCTCGCTTGGATAAATGTTAACCCTTCATCATGAATAAAGTCATTGTCGAAATTTGGTTGTTCACTGTTATTTGTTGATGTTAAATAATAGATTGCATTACTTGTAGCTCCAACAATTGGAAGAGAAGAAGCTGGATCAAACTCTCCAATATCATTGATAACAGTTAAAATTGTATTCACTGAATCCCAATCAATTATTTCTGCGTACGCAATATAATTGTTTGCAGAACCTTGATATACCATCTCATTTATGATATATTGTCCTGAACCAGAAATAAGGTCTAAATCAGTTTTAAATTTCTCTAGCAACCCAATATTATCAATTGCTGCAACACCAGTATCAATATTTTCTTCATTATATTTAAACGGTTCAAGAGATAATTCATAAAAATATGGTTTTGATCTTCCAAGAGTATATAAATCTTTTGAAGAATTTACGAATTTAATTTCAAATAGCTCTCCAGTATCCTTCATGAAAGGAATAAAGATTAAATCTCCCTCGAGAGGTCTAGCCATTGTTTTTAGTGTTTGTTTAGAAAATTCTCTGACAGTAAATTGAATTTTTACTTGATTCCTAACTTCAAGTCCAAATTTAGAAAAGAAATCTTGTTCATCACCATAATCGAATGTGTTGACAAGATACATATCTAATTTATAAGAAGTATCAAAAGCTTTTATTGGATCATCACCATAAATAAGATCTCTAGAAGCTGTATTTGTATTTTGTAGATAATAGCCAGGAAATCCCTGTATTGCTATTGCTTCATTATATAAGTCTTCTATGAGTTTCGATTCAACAGCATTACCATAATTTTGAAAATATGGAGAAGTCATAATTATCCAATCATAAATTGGGCTGGTAATGAATATCTTTCTTGCATTTCTTCTTCCAATTTATCAATTTCAATTGTAGCTTCATCAAAAGTTTCTTTACCATTTAAAGTTATTCCACCAGGAAGCTGAATATTTCCAAATTTTTTCATATTATCACCCCATTGGCGTTTGAATAACGCTGTAGTATATTTTTTGAGCCACATATCATTATAAACGGATTCAAATGTTTCTGGATCAATAGCTTGATATCCTTCAGCAACAACAGTTAAACCAACAGCAGCATTTGTTGAACCCCAAGCCCAATCAACATATAATCTATTTGTGTGTCTTTGAAACCTTACTGGAATATCACCAGTGAACATTGATTGTAAGTTTTGTAGGTGCTGCATTGTTATACTAAAATTAGTATATGAAGTTGATGTGAAATCGTATAATTCGTGTAATCTTAATTGATATCTAAGATCAAACATATTATTTTGTGTTAACGTATCATTTAATGGAAATATTCTAGTAATCCCAAAAATGCTTGGATCTATATCAAAATATGTTTGATTAACGTCTTGTTGAGTAATAGTATGTTGCCAATAATATACTTCAGAGGCATCATAATGATAATCTTGATATAGTTGAAGAGCATCATCAATTCTATCTTCAAGTTGAGCATCGTCAACATTTATTTTAATTACTGGAGCGCCAAGTCTTCTAAGGCAATATTGTTTTAAATCGTCTCTAGATGCTATTTCAGCCATTTGAATTTTCCTTGGCGCTGTGGATTAAATTAAGATCCAGAAGTTTCAGTATTTGCAATTTCCACTTTTTCTAAAACATTTGCACCTTGCTCAACAGCTTTACCAACAGCAATTGTTGTAGGAATTAATTCTGCATTATCAGAAACTGTTTCTACAATAACAGCAGCTTCAGTTAAAGTTGCAGTGTTTTTTGAGAAAAACGAAAAAATCGATTTAAACATATTACCGGTTTTACTAAAAAAGTCTGACATTTTATTCTCCTAGATTATTAATTTAACATCTTAACTATTACTTATTAATTTCTGGTTTACCGTTGCTGCAGATAATAAAATTTGTTGATTCATTTCATTACTTTGAACCATTTCGTTACGGAAAGATTCTACAGCTGAACTTGTACTTCTTTGTTGCATTGAATTTTCAATCAATAAAACAGGGATCCATGTCATCGCACAACCATATTCGTCCATTACTTCCCCAGTATTTGGGTTAGTTCCTGCAAGTTTTGTATACCAAACACAGCGATGAATTGCTGCATCTTTAATTTCTTCACATTTCGCACCCAATGGGCAAGTTAAAATTGTTTTAATATCCATAATATAAACCTCAGTCAATTAATAATTAGTATTTATACTGCGCTAATGTTTGGTGTATTTGCTATTTCTTCAACAATAGATGGGACTTCAACAGATGGGACTTCAACAATATGTGGATTTGCAGGTAAAGGTTCTGTAGCTACAATAACCCAAGTTTGTCCTGTCCACATTGCTTCTTTTCCAGGGGCAATATTACTTGGTGGAGCAATTAAAGTTGTTCTTGGAGGTACGTGTATTTCATCTTTATCTAGATTATTAGGAAATACATATACACAAGAAAAGCGCATATTATCACCATATTGATAGCCTGTAATAAATTCTTTCATTTTTATTCCTTGATTTTTAGTTTTTATAGCACAAGATATTATCTATATTTTGTAATAATTTCATTTTATTTTCCTATGGTGGTTGTTATGGTTGTTATTGGTATGGTATTCGCTCTTTACTTTTGGTACGGATTGTGTTTTAATATTTTCCTTCAGAGAACATATTACAGAACACTGTATTATCTTCTAATGCTTCAATTTCATGCCATTCATTAGCAGTAAGATTTATAGGTTGAGTTTCTTTAGTAACTATCATTTCTTTGCCCTCCTTACGGACAATGATTGACCCTGAATGACACATGGTTGCGTGACTAAACGTGTGAACATGATGCGGCAATCCCTCACCCTTGTTGGCGTGATAAATGTTTAGTGTTGCACCGTCATAAGTTAGGCTATGCGCTGGGGGCAGTATCAAAATATCCATTAGAATGCTTGTGTTCCAGTTGATATTGGTTGTGTGTTTGATACATTAGTATGAGCAATAACAGGCTTAATTAATATATTATTAGATGTAGTATCAAAATAGTAAATATCTGCTATCACGTTGGCATCGCAGTCAAGCCAATATAATGGTTCAGCTACATCAAAAGTTATTTCTTCAACTTGTGCAACTCGATAGCCCGTTGTGCCGTCAGAATTGTTTACAGGTTCAATAGGGCTTATTAATGCTTTCATTTATATTTTCTCCTTAATATTCAATCATGATAAAACCTGACATTCCAGCAGTAGCTGGTGTAGGTACTCCACAATAATTACCAGCAACGCCACCACTACCTCGTGCCACAGTGCCATCAGAAATATAGGATAAAGAGGGCGGTGTGTTGATATAATAACCTGAAAATAAACCTGATCCAGTAAGGTTCCAATTCCCGCCTGTTCCTACGCCTCCTGACCCTGTGACTCCTGACGAAAGCCCTGCTCCTCCGCCAGTTACAGAGCAATAAGCGCCAAAAGATGTAGTCCCGCCCGCACCACCATTCGCACCACAAGCGACGGCACCAGAGCCACCAGCGCCAATCGTACAAACAACAGTTCCACCTGGAGTCAATCCAGTTACATATTTTATAGTCGCACCGCCGCCGCCGCCGTTTTCATAACCAAAACCACCACCACCACCACCGCCAGCCCCTTGGATAGTCACTTTCGCCTTAGTAATGCCAGCAGGAATAGTCCATGTACCTGATGCTGTGAAGACGACCATACTGGTGAAACCGCCACCGCCACCACTTGGCGCGATTGATTGCCATGTTGTCCCATTTGATGTTAATACGTTGCCCGATGTACTTGGGGCGACCGCTTGTAATGCTGATGTGCCGTTACCTAGTAGCACGTTATTAACGGTCAATGTTGTTGACCCAGTTCCACCGTTACCTACGGCAACAGTTCCCGTCACAGATGCTGATGAGCCAGTAGTATTTTGATTAAGTGTTGGGAACGTACAATTTGATAAGTTTCCAGATTGCGGAGTCCCTAAAATTGGTGTCACAAGAGTTGGACTTGTACTTAATACAATACTTCCTGAACCAGTAGAAG